GTGCGGGAGGTGGCCACGCTGAGCCTGCCGTTGGCGCGCTACGATCTGGCATTCTGGTGGCACGGCCCGGAGCACGTGTTCCTGGGCGATCTGGCCGGGGCCCTGGCCGGGCTGGAGGCGCGCGCGCGGCTGGTGGTAGTGAGCGCCCCATGGGGCCGAAGCCCGCAGGCGGAGGTCGACGGCAACGTGCACCAACGGCACGTCGCGAGTCTCGAGCCGGCGCATTTCGAGCGCCTGGGCTATCGCGCGTTCACCATCGGCGCTCGCGATGCCGGGTCGCGGTCGAACATCCTGGGGGTGAAATGGACATCCTGAACCTGGGGGCCGGGAACTCGCCGGTGAAGGTCGGGGAGGGGGACCGGGGCGTGAACCACGATCTGCGGCTGGACCCGGCGCGGCCCTGGGTGACCGTAGCGTGGGACCTGAACGAGCTGCCGTGGCCGTGGGAGGACGAGAGCTTTGACAAGATCGTGGCCTCGGCGGTGCTCGAGCACCTGCGGCTGAACCTGTTGGAGAGCATGGGCGAGTGCTGGCGGATCCTGCGCCCGGGCGGGCTGCTGTGGGTGAAGGTGCCGTACGCGCTGGCCGAGACGGCGTTCGACGATCCGACCCACTACTGGCAGTTCGGGCGGCACGTGTTCGAGTATTTCGACCCGGCGCTGAAGAACGGGAAGAAGTACGGGTTCTACACCGATCGGAAGTGGGAGATCGTGAAGCCGGCGACGCTCAATCAGTCGCGGACCTCGATCATTGCCACGCTGAGGGTGCGCAAATGAGCGACGTGCTGGTGCTGCGCGAGCCGGACAAGATGGCGGCGGAGCGGGCGCGGCGCGCCGGGCTGGAGACGGTGGTGCTGCCGCACGGGAGCGCCGTGTCGGTGCCCTTCGAGCGGGCACTGGTCGTGGAGCCGGGCGCGGGGATCCCGTGGGACCTGGTGGGCTATGGGTTGCATTTCCTCGAGAGGTGGGACGCCGCGGCGCCGCTGTGGCGCTACGGGGTGCTGGCGCAGGACCTCGGGACGCCGGCCGACAAGAAGCGCACGCTGGCGATGACGCTGGATCTGCGGCTGCCGGTGTACGCGCACGAGCTGCTGTTCGTGCGGGCGAGCGCGGAGGGGCTGGCGCTGCTGCGGACGTTCGCGGACGAGCGGGAGCGGGGAGACGAGCCGCGACTGGCGTTCGTGCGGGCGCTGCACCGGGTAAAACCGCGGTTCTGCGCGTTGCCGCGGTCGTGGCTGGAGGAGGTGACGCCGGCGGCCCAGCCGCGCAAGGGCGTGGCGCGACGGGCGTCGCAGCTGGTTCGCGTGGAAATCGCGCCCGGGCGGTTCGTGCGGTGCCGGCCCGAAGAGGCGGAGATGTGGCGGGAGAGGTACAAGCGGAAGTAAGGGGTCCGGTCGGCCTAGGGTGGGCCGGCACGGGGGCCGGCCCGTACGGGAGGGAGCGATGGCGCTGATTACGTCGCGGACTTTGGGGCGGCGGTGCCCGGTGTGTGGGGCGGCGAACTGTACGTGCGGGGGGCCGTCGAACATCGTGGCAGTAGACGAGAGGATGGAGGTAGCGATGAGCAAGGGCAAGATGGTGCGGATCCCGCTGGCGCGGCCCGGCGCGAGCATCCAGATGTATGAGGAGGAGGCGCGGCGGCGGGGGTTGCTGCCGCCCAAGACGACGGCGGAGACCAAAATCCGGCGGCCGACGCGGAACAAGGCGCGGCCGGCGCCGGAAACCGAAGAAGCCCCCCCTCCCCAACCCTCCCCCCGGAGTACCGGGGAGAGGGGGTAACCCATGGGGTTCTGCACGGTGGCGGATATCGAGGCGTTCCTGCAGGTGAGCGTGCCGGCTGAGAAGCAGACGGCGGCGGAGCGCGCCATCGCCGAGGCGACGGCGGCGATCCAGGCGTACTGCGAGCAGCAGATCGAGCTGGTCGAGGATGACGAGCTGACGCTGGACTCGAACGGCGGGACGCGGCTGCTGCTGCCCGAGCTACCGGTGGTCGAGGTGTCGGCGGTGGTCGAGGATGACGAGGCGCTGACCGCCGACGATGACTACAAGCTGGGGCAGTACGGGATCCTCCACCGCATCGGCGCCCGCTGGGCGAGCGGCGTGCAGAACGTGACGGTGACCTACAGCCACGGGTACGAGACGATCCCGCAGGTCATTCAGGATGTGTGCGTGCGCGCGGCGGCGCGGGCCTACCAGGCGGGTCTGCGGGCGGAGGCGCTGGACGCGGTGCCCGGGGTGCAGTCGATGGGCCTGGGCGACTATTCGGTGACCTACGTCTCGGAGCAGGGGGCGGGGGGCGAGAGCGTGCTGGGGGCCAGCGCCTCGCCGCTGCTGCTGCGGTCCGAGAAAGAGCTCCTGAACAGGTTCCGGCCATGACGATCGCGCTGCTGTACAACCAGACGTTCACGATCACGCGCACCGAGCGGACGCCGAACGGCGTGGGCGGCTGGGAGGAGGCGCCGGTGGTGGTGGGGACCGTGCGCGGGCGGCTGCGGCCGGCATCCGGGGCGGAGCGGGAGATCGCTCGCCAGGAGGGGCGGGAGCTGAGCCACGTGCTGTACGTGGCGGCGGACACGGACATCGCGCGCGGGTACACGGTGACGGGCGCCGGCGCGACGGTGGAGGTGCAGGGGGTGCGCAACCCGAGCCACGCCGACCACCACCTGGAGATCGATTGCCGCGAGCGGCAGCGAGAGGGCGCCGATGAGCCCGATAGTTGAGTGGAACCAGGCGCGGGTGCTCGCCGAGGTGTCGGGGCGGGTGGTGATGCAGATGGAGGAGGCCTGCGAGTTCGTGGAGGGGATCGCCCGGGCCAACGTGCCGGTGCGCACGGGGCTCACCCAGGAGGATATCGACCACGAGATCGAGGTGCGCGGAAACGTGGTGGAGGGGCGCGTCGGCGTGGTAGCGGGGAAGGAACACGCGTGGTACGCACATTTTCCCGAATTGGGGACGGCGACCATGGCGGCGCAGCCGTTCCTGCGCCCGGCGGTGTTCGACCATGGGGATGAGATCGTAAAGATCATACAAGGCGGGTAGCAGGTGGCAGGTTACAGGGGTCACCGGTTGTGGGTTGTGGGTTATGGGTTGCCGGTAGGAGGAGCCAGTGGACGCCTTGACGGCGGCGATTTGTGACCGGTTGGCCGGGGATGCGACGCTGGCGGGGATGCTGGCGACGTGGAACGGGGAGCCGGCGATGTTCACGGCGGACCCTCCACCCGAGGGCGCCGAGCTGCCGTACATCGTGAGCGCGGGACAGGCGTCGGACGCGCCGTTCGACACCAAGGTGACGCGGGGGCGGGCGCTGCTGCGCGACGTGCGCTGCTACGCGCCAGCGGACGGGTCGACGCTGATCGAGGTGCTGGCGGAGCGGGTGCGGGCGCTGCTGCATCGGCACCGGCTCGAGGTGGACGGGTACGAAACGCTGGTGGCACAGGCGATGGGCCCGATTGCGGCAGACGAGCCGCTGGTGTATGGGCGGGTGGTGACGGTGCGGCTGACGCTGGTCGAGAGCCGGGCGGGATCGTAAGGACGATGGGCCGGCACGGGGTCCGGCCCGTACACAGGGATTTCTTGTGGAGGGACCATGGCTGAGGTAGACGGGATGAATGGGGCGGACGTCCTGCTGCTGGTGAACACGGGGACGGAAGTGTCGCCGGCGTACGCCGTGGTGGGCTCGCAGACGAACGTGCGGCTGCAAGAGCGGGTCGGCGAGGTCGACATGAGCTCCAAGGACACGGGCTCGATGCGCGTGCTCGGGGGGCGGTACGACGCGACGATCACGCTCGATGCGCTGTACGTGCCGGACGACGCGGCCTATCTGGCGCTCAAGACGGCGTTTCGCGCCAAGGACAAGATCCTGGTGCGGGTGTCGGAGAGCGACGTGGAGGTGGAGGAGGCGAGCGCGCTGATCACGGCAATGGACCGCGCGGCGCCCGACCAACAGCCGACCACGTTGAGCGTGACGATCCGCGTGGACGGCGACTGGAGTGAGGTCGGGAGCTAGGTGGGCCGGCTAGCCAAGGTGGGCCGGCACAGGGGCCGGCCCGTACGCGGGGCAGAGGGAGGAGGAGGGGATGGCTGAGACGCGAGCGGGGGCGCGGGGGGAGCGGCAGCTGACCGTGGGGGAGCGATCGTTCACGGTGCTGCTGACGAACCGGGCGCTGGCGGATGCGGAGCGGGCGACGGGCAAGAGCGCGCTGGTGCTAGCCAAGGCCGGCGCGAGCGAGACGATCAGCGTGGCGGACGTGGCGGCGTTGCTGCAGGCGGGGCTGGACGCCGGCCGGCGCGAGGAGGGGCTGCCCGGACGCGCCATGGCGCCCCACGACGCGTGGGGGCTGATGGACGCGCTGGGGTTCGGGCCGGTGATGGTGGCGGTGCTCGAGGCGCTGGCGGAGGTGCTGTTCTACCGGCCAGAGACGGAGGAAGCGGCGGGCCCCCCGGCGTAGGCCTTCGCTGGGACGAAGACCTGGCGAGGGCGGTGGGGTGCGGGGTGGCGGTGGCGGCGTTCTGGGATCTGACGCCGCGGGAGACGGACCTCGTGTTCCGGGCGGAGCAGGAGCGGCGCGCGCGGGAACGGGACCGCGACCTGGTGCTGGCGTGGTACACGGCGATGCTGACGCGGGCGGACAAGGTGCCGGCGCTGAGCGCGTTGCTGGCCAAGCGGCGGCCACAGCCGACACGCGAGGAGCTGGCGCGCCGCGGGGCGCAGCACGCGGACCTGGTGCAGCGGATGGGGGCAGTGGATGGCCAACGAAACCAAGCTCGGCGTGGCGCAGGTACCGATCCGGGCGGACCTGAACGAACTCGATAAGGACCTGGGGACCGCCAAGGCCAAGTTGGAGGGCGGGATCGGCGGGCTGACGAAGAGCCTGGCGGGCTCGATCGGCCACGCGCTGCCGGCGCTGGTCCCCGCGGCAGCGGTAACGGGCGCCGTGGCGGTGGGGTTCAACAAGCTCAAGGAGGCGATCGGGGCGGCGAAGGAGGAGCAGGTCGGGGTGCGCCAGCTCGCCGCGGCGGTCCAGGCGACGGGTGCGAGCTGGGAGGTGGCCGAGGAGCAGGTCGAGGGGTACATCGCGGCGCAGACCAAGCGGGCGGCGCTGGACGACGCCGAGGGGCGCGAGGCGCTGGCGAACCTGACGTACGCGACGAACGATTACCGGCGGGCGATGGACCTGCTGCCGCTGACGATGGACCTGGCGGCCGGCAAGCAGATGAACCTGAAGAACGCCGCCGAGATCGTGGGCAAGGTAGCGCAGGGGAACGTGTCGATCCTCACGCGCTACGGGATCACGCTGGAAAAGGGCGCCACGGCCGGGGAGGCGCTGGCGGAGCTGCAGATGCGCTTTGCCGGCCAGGCGGAGGCGTACGGGCAGAGCCTCGAGGGGGCGGAAAAGCGCACGGATATCGCCATCGGCAACATCAAGGAGACGATCGGCGGGGCGTTCCTGCCGGTGATGACCGAGCTAAAGCTGCAGGTGGCGGAACAGCTCGAGGAGATGCTGCCGACCATCGAGGATTTCGCGGAGCGCATGGGGGAGACGCTGGGCGGGTTCCTGGACGTGGCCATGCCGCACATCGACCGCGGGCTGCAGGTGCTGACGGGCAAGCTGGACTGGGATGCGTTCTGGAAGCCGCTGTGGGAAGGCGAGTGGGTGAACGCCGAGCCGGAGGCGACGGATCCGGCGTGGGAGTTCAGACCCGGGCTGAAGAGCCGGGTGTGGGACCCGGAAGAGATGTGGCAGGACCTGGGGATCTCGCAGGAGACGGGGGACGCGATCCTGGCGGAGATCCAGGCGATCCGGGAGCACGGCATCGGGGTGTGGATGACGGAAAAGTTCGAGCCGGCCTATGGGGAGGAGGGAGTGCTCGAGGGGATGTCGACGGTCGACATCTGGCGGAAGGCATTCCCGGGCGGCAACGTGTTCGGCCTAAAGGTAGGGGGGCCGGTGCGCGAGGTGGGGGCGGAGGAGCTGCGCGAGGATCCCGCGTCCATATTCAGACGGTTCTTTACCGGCGGGATTAGCCCGGCGCAGATTCTGGAGATGGCGTTCCCGTGGGGCCGGGCGGGTTGGGAGCCGGAACCGAACACCTGGTTCGAGCGCAGCGAAGCTGGCCACATCGTGCCGCGGGGCGGGGTGGACCTGCTGGAGATGCTCAAGATCGACCTGAGCGACACGTTCGAGCGGGACGAGGCGGGGCGGATCGTGCCGCGGGCGGACGTGCTGGCGCAGGAGCAGCGGCGGGCGCAGGAGAGCGTGAGTATCGCGGAGCTGGTGCAGGGGATCCGGGAGCTGATCGCGTATCTCAAGACGACGCCACAGCGCGAGGTGAAGGTGAGCGTGGACACGCGCGGCGGCGACGCGGTGATGGGCCAGCTGCGGGCGTCGGGGTACATGCCGTGATGATGGGGTGCACGCGATGATCATCGACCGCTTCGGGGCGACGTACGCGACGGCGACGGCGCTTCCCCAGGCGATGGCGAGCCAGGATCTGGGCGCGGGCCCCGTCCAGTCGCAGGCGGTGGAGCTGCCGGGGGGCGGATGGTTCGACCCGGCCGGCTCGGGGCAGGCGCGGCCGCGGCTGCGGGAGCTGGTGGCACGCGGCCGGCTGTCGGCGACGTCGGAGACGGCGCTGGACACGGCGTGGGCGGCGTGGCGGGCGCTGGTGGGGACGCGCAGCAAGCTGTGGCTGACGATGGGAGACGGCTCGCAGCGCTGGAGGTGGGCGCGGCTGGTGGAGGTGCCGGCACTCAGCGAGGCGGAGCACGTGCTGTGGCAGCCGCTGTCGCTGCGATTCGAGCTGCTGAGCGAGGTGTGGCAGGGGGCGGCGCACTCGGAGGTGACGGGGCTGGACGAGAGCCCCCAGGCGTGCGGGGCGCCGAACAACGGCAACGCTCCGGTGCGGAATGCCGTCGTCACCCTGACGGCGGCGGGGACGAACATCACCGCGGCGACGTTCACCATGACAGGGGTGAGCCAATTCAGCTGGGCGGGGACGCTGCTGGTAGGGAACAGCCTGGTCATTGATTGCGGCGCGCGGACGGTAAAGAACAACGGGGCGGACGCCTACAGCGGATTCAGCCTCGGGGCGGGGCACGCGATCGCCGAGTGGTTGCGGCTGGTAGCGGGGCTCAACAGCGTGCTGGTGGCCAGGACGGGAGGCAGCAGCGCCTCGACGGTGACGATCAGCTATAACGACGGGTGGGCGTGATGGAGTACTGGATCGACGTCGAGGACGGCTCTGGCAACACGCTGGGGTCGGGACCGATCGCCAGCAGCTATACGTGGACGTCGCACCCCCGGCTGGACAACGCCGGGGATTTTGTCTTTGAGATGCCGGCGGGGGACCCCAAGGCGGCGGCGCTGGCGAACAAGCGCTACGTGCGCTGCTACGGCGTGGTGGGCGGGGCGGTGACGGAGCTGGCGCCGGCGGGGATCATCGACACGATCGAGCGAGCGGTGAACCCGGCGCAGAACGGGCCCGTGCTGCGGGTGCGCGGGCCGGACCTGCTGAGCGAGCTGCTGTACCGCAGCGTGGGGGACCTGCGGATCTGCGAGCTCGGGTGGACGTACCTCAACGATGGGCGGGGTGCGGTGCGGCGGCTGTACTTTCCGAATGACGAGCGCGACAGCCCCAACATGTATGACGCCAACCTCGTCACCCACGACAACGTCTATCTCTGGCGGGACAGTTACCCCGACATCGGCTATCTGTACGTGGGGTACGACGCACGCTTTGACAAGGCGCGGTTCACCATCGTGGACCGACCCAACACCGAGGCGGCCACGCTGGCGGCGCAGTACTTTGACGGTAGCGCCTGGCGGGACCTGGCGATCACGGATGGCACGGACGTGGCCGGCGTGACCATGGCGCAGTCGGGCACGGTCGAGTGGACGCGTCCCGCCGACTGGGCGCGCAACACCCCCACGGAAGAGTCGGGCTCGTGGTTCTGGGTCCGGTTCACGGTGGGCGAGGGGCAGGAGACGCTCGACGCCTTTCGGATCGAGGAGATCGAGGTCTATGCCGACGTGCCGACGAAGGGTGGCGTTGACCTCATTATGGCGTACGCGCCGGACACGTGGGTGCGCAGCGGCTACGCCGACACGGTGGCGGCCAAGTACATCGAGTTCAACGGCGAGAGCGTGCTGGCGGCGCTGCGGATGCTGACGGAACAGGGCGGCCAGGACGCGGGTGAGGCGATCCGGGAGCATTTTCGCCTGATCCACCCGAGCGACGCCGGGTACCCCGCCGGCGGGCGGGCGATAGAATGGCTGGGGACCAGCACGACGGTCTCGGGGATCCGCGCGATGCGCGTGGAGGATGGGGTGGCGTTCGAGGGAAACGAGGCGGCCTGCGCCATCGTGGACCTGACAGAACGGCTGGAAACGAGCGACGCGATCTCGCGCATCATCCCGACCTCGGTGGACGGGATCACGCTGGCGGCGACGACGCGCAGCGCGCCGGCGGGGTACACGCTGGACGCGGCGGCCAATTACATCAGGCGAGACCAGGCGGAGACGGACCTGGGGCGGATCGAGGAGGCGCGGCAGTTCACCGACGTGTCGAGCCAGCAGGGGGACAGCCCGGAGGTGCACGCCGCATTTACTGCGGACGCGCTGTTCGACAGGGCGCTGGAGTACCTGCGGACGCACTCGGCGGTGAACCGGTTCTACAACCTGGTCACGACGCGGGTGCCGGGGGCGGTGCTGCCGGGCGAGACGCTGGACGTCGTGTACCACGATTACGCCGACGGCTACCACAGCGTCGATATCGACACGGTGGTTGACGGGGCGCCGCTGCACGTGCTGGCGACGGTGATCGCGGTGGACGCGCGCGGCGTGCACACGGTGGGGTTCGAGACCGCCACTATCGACCGGGAGGCGGCCACGGACGGCAGTCTGCTGGTGCAGACGATCCAGGACGTGCGCCGGCTGCGGGCCGCCCAGGGGGGCCAGGCTGTGGTGCTGAACGGCCTGGGAACGGATGGCGGGCCGCAGGCGGGGGTCGATATCCGCGTCGAGGGGCGGACGGTGAACCGCAAGGGAAACACGATCCTGGTCTACCACGCGAACGGCGCGACGCTGACGGAGCAAGAGGCCACGGCGGCGGGCCTGACGGCGGCGCTGGCCGAGGCGGCGAACGGGGACGTGATCTGGCTGACGCCGGGGACCTACACGGGGACGTGGACGGTGCCGGAGGGCGTGGGCGTGGTGTCGCTGGACGACCGCACGGCGATCTATGGGCCGGTGACGCTCTCCCCGGACGTCTACCTGAAGGGGATCTCGGTGCGCTATACGGCGGAGTCGGCGGGCACGGTCGCCGCGATCATCGGACCTGCCACGGGGAAGGCGATCCTCAACGACTGCCACCTCGAGGCGCGCAACACGGGCGCGGGGGACGCCTGCGCCATCGAGATGGGCGCCGGCGAGCTGCTCGTGTGGTCGTGCCTCACGGAGGGGTACGCCACGGGGGGCGGCGCGGGCTACGGCATCTATGCGGGCGCCGGGACGTGCACGGTGCAGGCCGGCTTCACCTACGGCACGAGCGGCGCGATCCTGGGCGACAACATAGAGCGCACCACGCTCGACGGGCTGATCAAGCTCCATAGCGCCGGGGACGCCGTGATGGGGGTGTTCGCGCCGACGTCGGCGGGGTTCGATCTGGCGCTGGCCGCGGCGGTGGATGGGGATGTGGTGCTGCTGCCGGCGGGGACGATTGACGGGGATCATACGGTCGGCGCCGGTGTCGAGGTGTGCGGGCGGGGGCGGGAGAACACGGTGCTGTCGGGGCAGGTGACGCTCGGCGACGGGGCGGTGCTGCGCGGGCTGAGCGTGCTGCGGGCGGCGGACCAGGCTGGGGATTTGATAGGGGTCGTGGCGCCGGCGAGCGGCATGGCGTATGTGATTGGGTGCGATCTGCGGGTCGAGAACGCGACGGGGGACGGGTATGCGGCCTGGGGCAACCTAGGGAATCTGACGCTGCGGTGGTGTAGCGTGAGCGCCCAGTCGGCGGGGGTGGATGGGAACCCGTTCAATGGATGGACCCTCGGTGGCGAGCTCGATAGCGGCGCGCTGACGGTAACAGATCCCGCGGGCTCGACGGTGTCGGGCCTGAGCGTCGGCAGCTGGTATGCCATCGAGGCGACGGGCGGGCCGGTATACCATAAGCCCGCAACGCATCCGGACGACTGGGGCTATGGGTTTCAGGTATCCAACGATGGCGGCTCGACCTGGAGTGATCAGTTGGGCGTGGCCTTCGAGGGTACGTTTGTAACCCCACCGTCTTGGGGCGCGCACGCGGAGCTGGCCGACGAGTACCGCGCGCGACTGTACTGGCAGGCGACGACGACGAGCATCAAGGTTCGGGTATATGACACGGACGACGTCGAGTTCTTCGACAATACGGGCGACCTCGGCTGGAAACTGTCGAGCGCCGACGGGGCGCTGTACGCGCTAGGGTGCGTCGTCGCCAACGCGGACGGCCGGGCGGCGGCCATCCCCGAGTACGGCGACCGGGCTAGTTGGCGCACGGACGTGGACGATGGCGGGACGCACGCGGACGATTGGGCGGCGGGGGACTCGCATCACGCGGCGGTGACGCTGGGGGCGGGCAGCGATGCGGCGCTATCGCTGAGCGGGCAAGAGCTAACGCTGGCGGACGTGCTGACGCCCGTGGAACATGACGCGCGGGACCATACGGGCGTGCCGGGGGTGGGGGGGGCGACGCGCTGGGAGCCGCTAACGAATGGCGACGGTGCGGCGCCGGAGCTGCTATGGACGCCGGACGGGGACGTGATTATGGTGGAGGTAAACCACTAATGGCGCGATGGTCGGATTTTATCGACGACTTTCAGCTGGTCAACGAGTTCAAGGGCTTTCCCGCGCTGGTGGGCATCGACGTGGACCTCGACGCCGCGAATCAGTGGTGGGACAAGGTGGGCACCCCGTCCACCGCCGTGACGATGATCGATGTGGCGGGAGATAGCCTCACCGAGACCTATGAGTTCGCGCTGAAAACCGTGACCGACGCGGCGGACGAGGGCCTATCACAGACCTGGACGTATGCCGACGAGCCGCGCGTCAAGAGCGGGCGTACGCTATCGGCCATCTGCGCTATCTGGTCGGTGGGCGGCCTCGGCGTCAGTGCCAAGCTGGTCAACTCGGATGCCAGCGAAACGGCGGGCGACGTGTCGGCCAGTATGGCGGCGTGGACGATCATCAAGATCGAGGGACACGTGCTCGCAGGCACGTCGTGCACCTTCCAGGTGACGGCGAACGGCGCGGGGACTTTCTACGTCGTGCCGCTAGGGGCCTGCGTCGGGCCAACGGCGATGCCGCTGGGGCCGAGGGGCCTTGTGCGCCGCGACGTAGATGGCATTCTTGTCGTGAATGGGAGTGATCCGGGCGGTGCAGAAACGGATGTTGATGCCACGGCCAGCACCTCGCCCCTGACGGTCGCCCTGGGGCTAGTTGGTAGCTATGGCAATGCCACAACACCAACCAGAGTGCTATTCGTGCGCCAAAAGGGTGCAACCAACTGGCTAGCCTGGCTACAGCCGGATAAGGCATATCGGGGGACGATTGAGCTGGGCTGCGATGATGCACAGGTGATTCAGTATGACACGAACGCCGCTGCTGGTGACACAGAGCAGGTATATCTCACCATTGAGTACTATCTGGAGTGGGAGTGATGATTCAAACGCACACGGCACGGCTCAAGCTGCACGACGGTGACTGGAAATCCTTGGGCGTCTCGCGCCTCTTGGCGGGCAGCGTCACATGCGCCGAGGGGCTGGTAGAGGGCCAGGACTATGAGGTCGATCTGGCGCGCGGCGTCGTGCGGCGGCTGCGACCGTTCGGGCGCGAGCTGTACACGTTGGTGATGGAATACGAGGACGGGGCTGAGGAACGGGTGGCGGCGGACGCGGCGGCAGCAGAGATCGAGGCAAATGCCACGGAAGCGCGCAGCCTGTGGGACGGGTACGCGGCGCTGCGCGACAAAACGCCGGCGGAGATCGAGGCGTTGGTCAGGGCGCGAATTGATGGGTGGCCTAGCCTGGCGGCGGCGAAGGCCGACCTGGCGGAGTGGCTGCCGCGCATGGCGGCGCTACTGGCGTGGGCGGTGCGACGGTAGCGCCAAGCAGAAAGACGAGTGCAAGCCCATATACCCATGAAAGCAGGATGCACTCCCGATAGCGAAGCAGCAGTGGAAATGGCACCAGGAAACATATCAATGCGGCATAATGGGGCCATCGCCAGCGGCTCGAGACCAGTAGCGGCAGGGCAAAGAGAGTGTATCCCGACCACGCGATAGGGCTGGCGAGCAACAATGCTAGGACGGCGATGCCGCTGGTCTTGGTGGCTGAGGGGCGTGTTTTCCAGAGATAGGCAGTAGTGGCGCCGAGCAGCCCGATAGCTAGTGCCCTACCGGCCAAAGGTGCGCCAAGGCGAAGGAGGAGCGCCGGAAGCGAGGAGTTCCCGGGGCTGGCCAGCCCCGGGTACGCGGTGATTGTGACAAGCCAGTCGGTGTATACGCCTGTCCCATAGAACGCGACCGGGATGGCCGACAGCGCGGCGGCGCTCAGGAGCGCGGTGATGGCCGCCAGTCGATAACCGACGACGAAAAGGGCGACCGGCCAGAAAGCAAAGTTGGGTTTCATGGCAATGAGGGGCGCAAGGCATAGTCCGGCAAGTAGGTATCGACCTCGGTGCAAGCATAGCCATGACAGGACTGCCGGCAAGAGAAGAAACAGGTAGACCTGTTTGAGCTGAAGCGTATGCCAGGCTGGTCCGAGCAGTAGTAGGGGCAACACCGTCCAGCCGTTTACGGCATGAGATCGGCGCAGGATGAGTAGACAGAGCACATAGGACGCCAGCCCGAGCGCCATCCACCATCGACGGACGGTCCAGGGCTCTGCTCGAGCGAGCAACGCGAAGAGCGGGACAGAAACGGGCGGGTTGAGATTCGCGTTGGCATTTCCGGGCTCGACGACCAGCGGGTAGTTATAACCGTAAGGGCTGCGGCCGGCATTCGCGGCGCGACCGGAGGCAAGAAAGGCCCCGAGATCCTTGAATGGCTGCCCCCTAATGGCAAACAATATGTTGATCCACAGAAGAACCGTTGCTGCCATAGCAAGAGAGATAAGGCCGGCGTAGCGGATCCATCGCGACATGATGGCCTCCTAGATGACTAATGCCACTATAGCATATCAATAGCAGCAGCGCCGTAAAAACCGGGTGAGGAGCGAGTGATGGACCGCATCTGGGCGCACATCATCGGCGGCACATCGCTTGCGCTGGGACGGCCCCGTATCGTCAAGGTCGTCGATTGCTCGCCCGAATACGTGCGGCAGGTACGGGGCGCAGTCGGCCCCGACTGCCTCATCCTCGTGCGATGGGTCGAGCGGGAGCAATACCTCGGCGATCCTGAGCTTGAAGCGACAATGTGGTTTCATCGGCACGAGGGGGCGATGCGCGCCATCGCCAGCGGAGACAGCAACGTCGTCTTTGAGGGCTACAACGAGGTGCCCGATGAACTGGCGCCGCAGTTCGCCCGCTTTGAGGTCCGGCGTCTCCACCTCATGCATGATGCGGGGTTACGGGCCGGCGTCGGGTCGTGGAGCGTCGGGGTGCCGGATTTTCCAATTTGGGAAACGTATCGCCCCGTATTGGCGACGATGAACGCCAATGATATCGTCTGCCTCCACGAGTATTGGGCAGATGGCGAGGATCTGGGCAAAAACTGGATCTGTGGCCGCTTCGCGCACCCGCTGGTTGCCCCGTATCTGGGGGGGCGCCAAATTGCCATCACGGAATGTGGCCGAGACGTGGTCGATGGCCGCGGCCAGGCGGGCTGGCAAAAGACCACCGACGCCGACACGTTCTTCAGAGAGGTACAACGATACGGGGCTCTACTCGCCCAGTATCCACAGATCCGGGGGGCAACCGTTTTCAGCGTTGGCGGCGCCGATCCCCAGTGGCGACCCTTCGACCCCAGCATTATCTGGCCGCGAATTGTCGCGGGATACGGGGCAGCACCACCAAAGGAGGAACAACCTATGGGCACCAGTGTACGACTCTGGCGCCGCGCGCTGGATCGCGTCGACAAGATCGAGCTAGAGGAGTATCTGCGGGGCGTCGTGCCGGCCGAGATGCCGGCCTCGTGGCCGCTGGAGGCGCTCAAGGCGCAGGCGGTGGCGGCGCGGACGTACGCGCTCAACGCCAGCAAGTGGCCGCGACATGAAACGCAGGGGGGCGACCTGTGCGACGGGCCCTGCTGCCAGGTGTACCGGGAGGCGTTCAACGCGCGGGCGGACGTGGCGGTGCGCGAGACGGCGGGCGAGACGTGGGATGACCCGTGCCAGTACGTGAACCGGTGTGGGCAGGCGCGCTGCCCGAGCTGCGAGGGGGCGGGCGGGCACAACGGCCAGGTGTGGGCCGGGCGGATGTGCCAGTACGGGGCGATGGCCATGGCCGAGGATGGGGCGTCGTGGCGGCAGATCCTGGCGTTCTACTATGACGGCGCGGTGTGGCCGGTGGAGGCGGCGCCGGAGACGCCCTACCTGCCGGAGCATACCGAGGCCGGCGTGTGGGACGCGCTGGGGGTAGTGGACAAGACGTGTTGGTGGCTGGAGGAAGAGCAACGTCACCGCCAGGCGGGCAATGAGGCGCGGGCGGAGGATATCCGGCTGAGTCTGATTCGGTGGTTGGAGACGAGACGGGAACGGTTGCGGG